GATTTAAAATTTGTTAAGGAGAAACTTATGGAAGATAAACACAACTTATACTTTATCGAAAAAGAACTGATAGAAGATCTGGAGGACAACAAAGAAGAAATCCTAGAGGATAACGGAGATTATTTACATGACTATGTATCCTCAAGTATTTCTGTCTATACCTACGATCAAATAATGATATACGCAAACAATTCTGATCTGTGGCACATGACTTCTGGTATGGGTGGAGAAACCATACAAGAGCAAATAGTAGATGTTATCTTTGAACATTTATGTGGTGTTGCTCACGCTTGGCTACACGAAAAACAAGAAGAATTAAAAGAGGTAGCCGAATGAAAAAATTTCACATCAGAGTAAGACGAGAATATGTAGCCTATTACACAATAGAAGCTCAACACTACTATCAAGCTTGTTCAAAAGCTGACGAAAAATTATCAGAGGAAATGAATGATCAAGTAGATTATTCATTTGATTGTGAAGAATTTAATCCAAAAGATTTTCAATAAAGGAGAAACCAATGGAAGATAAAAAAGCATTCATAAGTGAGGAACGCAACGCTTATGAAGAAGAGGAACGCAACTTATA